GGATTCAACATTTGTGGTACAGGTAGTGGCCCAGCTTCTAACTTGGAAACTCGTAGAAAGCATAGATGGGTTTTTAGTACACTTGGTAATGTAAGTCAAGCAGCATTGCTTGTTTTGCAATCTGCTTCACGACCAAATTTTAAATTCCAAGAACCGGAAATGCATCACGACCAAGAAGTAGCTTACTTTGCTGGTAAGCAAACTTGGGAACCGGTTAGTATGAAATGGTATGATGTTGAACAAGATCCTGATGTATCTGCTACGATATATGCTTGGTTGAATACAGTAGTTGATCTTCCAACAGCAACAGTATATTCGCCATCAGTATATAAAAAACAAGCTACACTTCAAATGATTGGTGCTGCTGGGAACGCTACAGAAACTTGGACCATGTGTAATGCTTGGCCTAAAGAAGTAAATTGGGGCGATCTCGATTATACAGCAACAGATATCGTAACAATTGAAGCGACATTACGATACGACCGTGCGATTAAGAGCTAAAATCTCGCAATCTTCTGTCGTTTCTTTGGTTTTTGCAACAACAGACCAATTAAATACATTGGTACATAGAGCCAAGAGAAATCTTGGCTCTATGTCTATATCAAACTTAAAATATGGCTACAGTCTGTAAACCTATAGATATACAAATGGTGAGATGTGCCTGGTTTTAATATCGTTAAAAACACACAGGGTCCTACAGCTAAGCTTGAAATGGCACGCCAACATCGTTGGCGATTTGCAACTATTGAACCATTAAATGATATATTAATATATGCTCATAAGAGTGGTAGACCAAAAGTAGAATTCGACAGAGCCACACTACATTATCAACAAGATTGTATTTATTTTCCGGGTAAGCAAAAATGGATGCCTATTAATATAACGTTTTATCATATTATAGATAATGTAGACTCCTCTATTAAAATTTATGAGTGGTGGACACAAAGTGTTATTAATATTACAAATTCTGTAATAAGTCTAAAGAAGCAGACATGTACGCTTGAGATGCTTGATGGTTCTGGCTCTGCAGTCTATTTATATACAATGTATGGATGTTGGCCTTCTAGAATTACACCAGATGATTTAGATTATTCTGATACTAATATAAGTGAAGTTATATTTACACTAGAAATGGACAAAGCAACCGAAGAAACATTAGGATATAAATCACCGACACCATTAACTTCACAACAATCGAAATATTAAAGGGAATACTTTGCCAGGGTTTAATGTCGCACAAAATGTTGGTGTTGGAATTGCAGCCACAGGCGATAGACTTAAACCAGTATATCAATATACTTGGAAAATTTTAAACCTATTTGAAGACATACGTAGTTTGTTTCCAACAGTAATATTAGCAAAAGAAATTACATTACCAACATTTACAGTAGCAAAAGAGACTGTTGATGGCTCATCACTTATTTATAAATATGCTGGAATGATTACTTGGGAAGATATAAGAATTACTTTTTATGATATGGTTGTTGGTGATACTAAATCGTCAGATATTATAAATAGTTGGCGAAAAAATGTGTGGTCATCTGATACTGGTCTTAAAAATCCAAATGATTATAAAAGAGACTCTAGAATAGAAGTATATAGTTTCGATTTAGAATATACAACAACATGGGTTTTACATGGAAGTTGGCCACAAGTTGTTAAAGAAGGAGATTTAACTTATACAGCTACTGAAATTAAAGTTATTGATGTTGTTGTATCATATGATTGGGCCGAGATAAAAAAATCAGATAAAGAGGAATCAGATGATTTATATAAAAAAGCTCAAGCTAATCTTAGAGCTCAAGCTCTTAAAGCTTAATTAATTTTCATGTAGTAAATAATTTGAACAATTTAATATAAATAGAGGTAGATTATGAATGAAGAAGAAGTTCGTCTTACTGATAGTACACCAACTAAAGTAGTATCAGCAGAGAATTTAGCTAATACACCAATTAGTGAGATGTCTAAGTTAATTGGTGATGCTATTTCAAATATTGATGTTGTTGATATTATTTCCAAAGCTTCAGCAGATCAACTCATTCCTTGGGAAGAAACTACATTACCAAGCAAAGGGCTATATTATGGATGGACATCTGGAGTTGTATCAGTAAGAGCATGGTCTTCAAAAATTGATAAAATTTTGGCTAATTCTAGGTTAGCACAAACTGGACAATCAATTGACTATATGCTTAGAGAATGTTGCCGTTTTCCTGATGGTTTTGATGTTCAGGATATGTTGGTTGGTGATCAGATATATTTATTGTATTATCTTCGTGGTATTACACATGGTAATGAATACGAATTCGCATTGACCTGTCCAAATCAGCAATGTCAAAGAGTTTCTACACATAGTGTTGATTTAAATGAACTTGTTAATACTATAGTTTGGGCAGACGAATCGCTTGGTACCGAGCCTTTTATAGTTAACTTGCCATATCTTACAAGAATAACTGGAAAAGAAATTTCAGCATCAGTTAGATTCTTACGAGTACATGATGCTAATATCATTCAAAGAACGAAAAAAGCAAAAAATATTATTGGTGGTTCTAGAGCCAAAATCAAACCAAGAGATCGTATCCAACAAACTGATCAAAGTAAAGATGATATAGTATTAGATGATATAGTTACACAAAATATTGAAACTGTAATTACTGACATAATGGGTGTTGCAGATAGATTTAAAATCAAGAATGTAGTTGATAAAATGCATTCAACAGATATTGCGACTATTAGAGATTGGTTGTCTAAACATACCCCTAGCATCGAAACGGTAGTTGAGGTACAGTGTGCAAATTGTGGCGAAACCCACAATATCATGCTGCCGATTACCGAATCTTTTTTTCGTCCACAAATCTCACGAACAATGTGAGAAAGAATGGAATATGCTGATGGAACAGCAATTCGCGCTTCGTTGTGGTATTGGTGGAACTGGAGAATTAACATTATTTGAACAAAATACTATGACTGGTGAGGAACGTGCTTGGTGGGCTAAAAAATTAGAAAAAACTGCAGAAGAACGAAATAAAAAATCGTCACCAGCAATGCCAAATATGCCACACTAAATAATTTATTATTTATCTAATAGTTTTCTATAGTCTATCTTTGAAATATAAATTCTGTTTTGTTGAATGATGGTTAAAGGATTTATCTTTCAAAGATAGACTATGGGAATGCTCGACGTATCCGATTGAACAATAAATGTAGATCGGATTTATTTAGATAAACTCGAAAGGGTGGCCAAACATGGCTGTTTACCAACGAATATCTGCCAGACGTGGAAATATAGTCCAATTAGATATGCAATTTATGCGTGGAGGAATCGCAACACCTCCATATGCTATTCGAAAAGTTGATATATACAAAACGCAAATATTACCGTCAAACTTGATAGCTTCATTTGTGGTTGTTGATCCTTGTGATCCTAGTTATCCTTCTCCTATTGAATATATTAGAGCTGATACAGAACCAGGACCATGTTGTACTGATGGAGAAATTGGTGCAATTGTGCCAGGTGATTATAGATTATTATTAGATATACCAGCAGATGCTTCTGTCCCAGATACATACTTTGATGTTTGGAGTTTTATACCAACTAATCCTTGCGAATTGGAAGAATTTGCACCTTCATGCACTGTTGATACAGCTGGTTGTGTGCAATATCCAGATTTAGATAGCCCAGAAATACAAGGTTTAGTAATACAATCGTGTGGTAGATTTTGGGTTTATTCTGATGATTGGGATGTACAAGATTCTTTAACATCGATAAGGCTTGGGTTTGAGCCACTAGATCAAAAGTTTAATCAACCAGAAATCAGACCACTTGAAATCGGTATTATGCCATTACCATTATATGATTATGATTTTAATTTAGTTGCTCCGATATTACCACAACTACAAGGGACTATTACGATAGAAACAATCAACAATGAATTACTTGTTGATAATTTTCCATTGACTATTGGATTACGACAGGGTTCATATAGAAGCAACCCATATGTATTTAGATATACATTAGATACGTCTAAATTTTTAAAGGGTACTTATTCTTATTCTATCAAAGCTATCTTACCTGATGGTTCAACACGATGTAGCAAGAAATTTGTTTTAACTATATCATAAACGCAATGACAAAAATCGGATTAACTACTTATGTTGAGGTTATTAAAGTTACTGCGCTATCTAGTCACTTTAATACAGTAAATGTTATAGTTGGTTCTTCTAGATGGCAAAATCCAGGTAATCGTTTTGATGTGATGGGTGATGGTGTTGTTAATATAAATGACTATAATGCTATTGTTAATTATATAGCAGCTAATGGAAATGGTGTACTACCTAGAAATAAACCAAAAAATGAACCATATGTTGATGTGAACGGTGATGGTATTGTTAATGATCAAGATATTGCCCAATTATTAGCATATTTACAAAATAAAAAAGTAATTGATACAACAGCTACAACACAATATGCCATAAATGATATAAAACTTGAAAGAGATTTAGTAGATCCGGCAACAGTTTCGATTATTAAAGATGTTGCTGCTAAAATGAATATATTTCCATTAAATGATTATTTGGTTTATTTACGTGATTTGTCTACAAATAATTTAACTCTTAAAGAATATACAGATGCAGTAGCTAGTCGAGATAGTCTTGTGTTTGTTAATAAAAACACAATCGTAGCAACGCACCCATTTACTGAAGGGTGTTATAAAGATTCATGTGTTTTTAGGTTAATAAAAGCGCGAATTTCACAATCCGAAATATTACCAATAAGATTTAATAAGACTATAGCCACAAGTACTGTCGAATCAGGTACTGGATTACCAATGCCTGGTACTGATACAAGTGAAATGCCAACACCAACAACTGTTGCTGATGTAGAAGAAGAAACAATAACTTATGTAGAACAAGCAACAACAACAGTAACAACAACAACAGCAACAGCAACAACGACGACAGAAGTAGTTAAACCAGAAGTTACAATACTTGATACATTTCCTAATCCATGTGTTATTATTGGTGAAATAAAATTAGTTCGTGTCGAAACAAATGGTAGTAAGAACACCAGTACAACTGCTTGTACTGCAAAGATGACATCTAATACGACACCATCACCTTATGTATCTAGTGCTGATAGTGAAGCATTATTTGTAGTAGAAAAATGGTATACCACAGCTCAACAAATGACGGATGCTTGCAAGAATTCTGGTTTAGCTGGTGCTGAAAATATTAATTCTATTGATGGGCAAATGCATTTTGATGCAGTAACTGAATTAAAAATCGCAGAAATTGCAACAGGGTTAGGATCTGTTGTAATTTCTGGTTCGCTTGTTGAAGAGCATTATACAACTCCATGGGACAATTTTTTAAGTTATTGGGATGGATCATCATTCCAATGTAAAAGTGCTGTTGAAATGGGCAACAGTATGATTGAAAAAATGGGTTGTAGCAATTCGATTCTTTGCCCAGCATGGAAAGCATTCAATAGAACAAACACAAATAGCAATGATAAATGGACAAGTAATTCTGGTTCTTTTCCACATTATTTACAATATGATTTTGGATCTAATAATCCAGTAACAATAAATAAATATGCGATACAACAGCAAAATTCAACAACTACATTTGGCTTTCCTAAAAGTTTTACTTTACAGGGTTCAAATAATAATACTACTTGGATTACGTTAGATACAAGAACAAATATTTCTATACCAGCTCAATCGGCTTGGACATCTTATTTTACATTTAATAACGGTGCTGCTTATCGCTATTATAGATTAAGAGTCACTGCTGTTTCTGGTAGTGGTACACAGGTATCAATAGCAGAACTTAAATTAATTTGTGCTTCAATGGATGGTGAAGATAATATTGAGACAAATAGTTGTACGACTATTATGGCATCTAATGTAGTCCCTGCTCCGAAAGTTGTAAGTGCTAGTAGTGAATATTATTCTGAATATCGTTCTTCTTATTATTCTGCTTGGAAAGCATTTAATGGAACTAATTTGGGTGAATCAGATAGATGGATGAGCGCAATATCTAATTCACCTTGGTATATTCAATATGATTTTGGTAGTGGTTTAGCAGTACCAATAAATAAATATGCTATACAAGAGCAGAATTATAATGGGTCTACTGTCATAAACGGAGAGATTGTACAAGAACAGAACTATAATAGCAATGTCGGATTTCCAAGAGATTTTACTTTTAAAGGATCTAATGATGGCATAAACTGGATTGTATTAGATACTAGAGTAAATACTGCTGCTCCTGGTATGAATAAATGGTCAAATTGGTTTACATTCATTAATGGCGTAAACTATCGTTATTATAGGTTAAATATAACAGCTACAAATAGTAATCTGGCAATACCAGTTGAGGATACATCAACAACAACACCAACAGATTGTGTTATTGTTGATAGTACGAGAGCGATTATACGTTCAGTTGTAGTAACACAATATAAAAAAGCAGAAAGAACAACTGCTGTTTTTCAGACTGCTGGACATAAACAAACTACACTTTATTCTAATCAAGATCTTATAATTACTTTCAATTCTTATGATACGAAAGGTGTAAACTCAGCTGCATTGTGGTTAGATGGTGTTAAGATTACAACTATAACAGGACCATGGGCAAACACAACAATTGGTGGGATGAATTTTAGCGTAGTAATCGGAAAACGTTGCTCTGGTGTGCATAATTATAGCATTGTGGCAACCACTACTGATGGTAAGAAAACTACGCCATCTTATGCTTGTTGGTTTACTGTACTAGAGGGTGGATCATAAATGGCATATGAAATATCATTTGATAACAGATATATGATAACCGGGTTTGTTAGTGCAAGTTTAATGCCCGGTACACCATTTATTAATATGTGGGGTAATGTTACTGTAAATAGTTTGCTTACAACTAATAAAAAAGGTGAAATATCTAGAATCAATAGACGATTACAGAGTGCAAACCAAGATAATATCGCAATAGATTATGATACATCTACATTAAATTCTATACTTGCGTTGATACGAATGTGTAGATTTCCAAACATTATACCATATACAGCTTTCTTAGATGGTGCAAATGATATTTATCCATGTGTTGTTACTAATCTTGAAACTAATCAATTAACTTCACAACCAATCGATATTGATATTGATCATACAATTTTTACAACACAATATGCTAACTGGAATTCACATCAATTATCATATTTTGGTAATAATATTCCAGCTAATGGTAGTGTTTGGAGTGGTGGATTAGTTTTAGGTTCTTCTGGAACAATGATGACATTGGGTGAATATCTAACGAAAGATGTATTATTTAATATAGATCAATATAAGCCAACCTATATTGAGAAGCTAACAATATCAATAGATGTTCCTGGATATCAATATTTACGTGCACAGGGTTATAATACGCCTTTTATTAGAGCAGATCAACCATATGTTCTTGAATGGTTTAATGATTCATTTGATGTGGTTGCTACTGAGTTGTATTGTCTTGACTTTTGTTGTTCTAGTTGTGATGGTGATTATTATGGGACTTTCGCAGCATCTGGGTTTGTTGAGGTGGACGGACATCCACGTGGAACACAACGACTTTGGCTTGTTAAAGGAGTTAATAGTAGTGGTGTAGTAGTATCGCAAATGTGGTTTAGTGCAGTTGCTACATGTCCAAGGAGATTGACTTATTTTGATGAATTCATAGAAGATTGTAAAGCATCTCCAGCACCACCACCATCACCACCAGTTCCAACACCATCTGCTTTACCGCCAGAACCATCTCCTTCTCCATCAACGTCTTTGCTTTCGCCATCAGTTGCGTCTACGTCACCATCTCCACCATCACCATCATTATCACCATCACAATCTAGATATTCGATATCGCCATCACCGTCTTTACCATCACCATCGCCATCAGGATCGCTACCATCTTCAGGATTGTCACCGTCATTATTGTCACCGTCATTATTATCACCATCGCCATCGCCATCACAATCTAGATATTCAATATCACCATCGCCATCGCCATCACAATCTAGATATTCAATATCGCCATCGCCATCGCCTTCTAGATATTCGCCATCGCCTTCACTATCACCATCACCAGAATTAGTTGGTCAAAATGATAGATTTATACGTGTTTCTGATACAGTGAATGGGAAATATGCAGTTACTTGGGTTCGTTATGATATGCCACCAGACGACATAATAGAATATAATTATAATCCGCGTGTTATGGCAAGATTATACGACGAAGATGGTACACCATTAACTGATGAATTTTTAGTAGCATCAGATATATATAGCACTACTAGTTTAGCACCAGATGTAGCAATGACTACAGATGGTAGATTTGTTATAGCTTGGGCGGGGCCAAATATTGATAATCTTGATAGTGATGGTGCTATAAATGCAAGAATGTACTACGCAGATGGTTCTCCAATAAATGTTCAATATAGAGTAAATAATTTAGCTGGTAATTCATTTTATTTTACACCAGCAATTGCTATGCGTCCAGATAATGGCTTTACTATTGTATTTGTTAAGTTCGATGCTGATGATTATGCAAAAAATTCTGTGATTATGGGCCGTAGATTTAGTACGACATCATGGACAACTGGTATAGGTGTCAAATTAAATGTTGAATTTCAGATAAGCGAAGCAGATGGCTATGCTAGTACAGCACCAGATGTTGGTGCTGCAGATAATGGGAATCTTGCTGTAACATGGACTATCGACCAGTTTGATGGTAGTGGTGCTGGAGTTTATGCAGCATTACTTACTGAAACTGGTGTTGTAATAGTTTCACAGTTTAAAGTCAACACTTATACAGCAGCCGATCAAGAATTTTCAAGAGTGTCAGTTAGTTCTGCTGGATTATTTGTTATAACATGGCAATCGGAAGGTCAAGATGGTAGTGGTTATGGTATTTATGCTCAGAGATATAACGGATCTGGTATTGCTCAAGGTGCCAATTTTCAAGTTAATACTTATACGGCAAATTGGCAGACTCACCCTGATGTTGCATTAGATCGTAGTGGTAATTTTGTTATTGTTTGGGACACCTTTGGTCAAGATGATCCAATTACTGCAGATTATGGTATATGGTATCGTACTTACAATGCGGCTGGTACAGCCTTAGGCCAAGGTTGTGTTAATAATCCAGGATTAACTGGTCGTGGTATATTAGATCAAGTAAGACCAGCAGTATCTCGTAATAATGGTAGCGGTAAATCAGTCTGTGTCTGGCAAGGTTATCAAGGTATAGCACCAGGCGGTGGGGTTTTTGGTCATTGGCAGGGTTTTATTGCAGCCAACCCACCACCAAGTGTAATTTTTACTATAACATCACCAGTTTCTGGAAGTTATGCTGCTGGTTCTAATATCACTATTAGATGGTCGGCATATGGTGTACAACCAGCTACTTATATAAGTGGTGTGCTTAAACCATGGACTGTTTGCCTAAGCTGGTCAAATCAACCGAATTTGACTGGAACAGAGCATTGGGTTTCTGTTGGTGTAATCGAAGCAGTTAATGGTTCGTCTAGTTGGGTTTGGAATACATCAATAGCATCGACCAACCCATTACCAGCTACTACTATTGGTGCTGGTAATTGGTATATTGTTGCTTATATTTGGGACCCAGTAAATAAAGTTGCACATTATGGGTTTACTACAACAACATTTAAAATTGTTTAATACCCTTGGCAAATTATCTTAGGACGTGATAATTGTTTTAGTCTATCTTCTAAATATAATTTCTGTTGGAAATTATATGATTTGACACTCTTTTCAAATATGCTTCTTATTTCTTTTATATTTGTAACCTTTATTAGATCATTCCAATCATTACTCATTTTACCATCTGGTAATTTGATTATTGGTGGTAGTGCATAAAAAATTTTATATCCAAGAGATTGAAGCATATTAGCATTATGAGCAATACTTTCAATTCCTGCTTTGTCATGATCTGGTGCCAATATTATTCCTTCTCTTGGACCAAGAAGCTTTATTTTCTTTACTTGTGTTTCTGTTAGTGATGCACCACCAGTTGCTAAACATTGATCTTCAAGTGTTAAACAATTAAATATAGATTCAGTTATAATAATAAAACTAGCTGGTTCTACTTGATCAAAACCATAAAAGAATTGGCCTTTTGTAACGCCAATGCTCTCTGATGGAAAACGGAATATTTTATTAATACGTGATCTGCTTTGCCAATATACAATAGTATCTGGGTCATATTCATAATATGGCCAAACAATATCGAAACCACTATGCATTATCTTAAATTTTTTAATTTTTTTATCATCAACACCCCTACTAGCAAGCCATGATAATAAACCGGATGAAAGTTGTGATGTTGTGTTAAATTCAATAGTGCCTTCTGGGAGTTCGAGAGATGCTTCGTCTTTTGTTTCTGGTAAAAGACGTCTTTTTTGCCATTTCATCAAAGACAATGCACCCGAAGACACTCCAAGCACATCTTGTAACGCTTCTGAGAATGAACATCTACCACGTTGCTGAGTTAAATATTTCTGTACAAATCTTATAAACGTTTTTTTCTGAGGATTGCCTGCTAAATTATAACCAGCCCAAGAATCACCACGAAAATCATGAACGCAACCTTTTATGATAGATATATTAAAATGTAACCCTTCATCACCATTAAATGGATTATTGATACGTAATTCGTCACCTTCTTTTCTCGGTTTACATTCATGGAAATTCTTATAAACCCAGGCAGATATTTTTTCAGGAGGTATCTGTGATATAATTGGTGTCATATGCTTGGTGGTATCAAGAACATGATTGCTATAACTACAATAAGTAATATAATAAATACAAATTCCATATCTATTTAGAAATTTGGAATTTTATTAGACTTTTGTTTTATTGTTGCTTTTTCTATAGCTAATTCAGCCATAAGTGAAAGTTTGGCTTGTAATGCACCGATTTTGACACCGAAATCCTCTTTGGTACTATAACCAAGACCATATTTATTTTCTAAAGCTTGTAAAATTACACTAATTTCTTTTGCGGTTAATTCGGTCATTATATTTTCCTTATTTAAAACTATGATTTCTAAAATACTTTCTTGAATTTATAGTTCTTTGGGTGTAAATTCAGATAAAATAGTTATTTTAGTTTTAGTAAATTGTCTATATGCCATATTCCAAGATCGTAATTTTTTAAACCAAGTCATTTTGTCCTTATATGGCAATTTTGTTAATGTTGGTAACATTCTTCGAATAAATGGTATTTCTGAATGATCCATTGCTGAATGTTTTAATAACACAAGACGTTTTCCGTCGTCATCAAGCAATAAAAATAATGCCGGTTTCTTAACAGGATCGAAATTAATAAATAATAATCGCATTTAGTTGCTTTCTATTTGTAAAATTGGTATAGTATATATACTGACTTTCAAACATAGTAAGAGAGGAGTTTCATGTGTCTAATAAGCGTCTTATTAATACTGGGATTGCACAAGTAGGCATATCACCGACAGTTGTAGTAAAACTAAATATACCTAGTGTTGGTGGTACAAAATGGCCAAATTCTGGTGGTAATTGTATTGAATATGAATTTACAGCTATGTTAAATGGTGGAGAACAAGTCAGGGCTAAATTTATCGATCCACATTTTACTGTTTATAAAAATTTTGTTGGTGATGATTATTTTCTTTATGGTCGTAATGGGTCAATGGGCCCTATTGAATTTGAGAGTTATATTTATTGGAATCCAGAATTAAAAACAGCTACACAATCACATGCATTGGTGACTATGGCACCATTAAGTACTACGAATGCATGCGAAATAGAACTATTAGCTGTTGATTATCCATCATATTTGCTTGCTGCTGGTGATGCTAGTGGTAAAAGCTATGTTGGAAATATATCATCAGTTATAAAACAAGTTGTTAAACGATATTGTAAGGATAAATGTAAAATACAATTTGATAGCGACACAAAGGATAGTAAAACTAATAGATGGTGGCAAATGAGGATGGATCCAAAAACATTTATTATATCGTTGCTTGATTGGAGTACTAGCCTATCAGACAATCAAACAAAATGGATGCTATATCCAGATGGTGATACTTTAATTATTAAAGAACAAGCATCGGTACAATCACAACAAAGAGCTGTATACGAGTGGCGCGGTTATGGTGGTACATCAGACCTAAGACCTGGTGATATATTAGAATGGGAATTTATTGGCGATAATGCTTTACAACTGTTGAATCAACAGTTGGTTACTAGTGGAATGTCATCAATATCTGGTGCTTATTTTGACCAATCAACCTATAAACAAAATAAAAGTGTGGTTTATATTGGAGACAATCAAACCAAAAACAAATTGAAACCAAGAATTAATACTGATAATGGGTTAGTTCAATCTTATAACAAACCAAATGATAAAGATGACCCAACAACAAATACTGTTGGGTGGACTGATATTTCATCGATACCAGAATTTTCAGCAGGTGATCTTGGGCTGCGATATCGTGATTTTATTGATGGTAGAGCCCGTGGTGCATATTTATCATCTAGCTCTACTCTTATGCGTATGCGACTTCGTATAATGGGACACCATATTTGGTCTGGATCTGAGGGATTAGGAGCCGATACGATATATATAACTCTAACATCATCTACTTCGGTAGATGGTAATGGAGGCCCTCCATATTTTGTAGCCGGTAATTGGATTGTGTATGGATTTAGTCATATTTTTCGTCCAGGATCATGGGTTACTGATTTATATTGTTATAGACTTGATAGGAATGCAGAAGCAAAACCAGTTGGTAAGGGTGCAGATCTGAGGTAAAAGTATGGCAGACGATATGAACAGTTATGCACTGAATTTAGCTTTTCAATTAAGCGCAGCTCCTGCTATTGCTAGTCTAAATGATATATTAACTTCGTTTGAAGGTATCCAATCTGAAATAAAAAAGATAAGCGACTCAATTTCTGGTACTATTACTTCATCTTTGGCAACTATACAAGAGCAAGTTGCTAAAGTATCATCATCTAGTACTAACTTATCAAAAAATTTCTTACAATATGAAACAAGTTTAGCTGGTATAGAAAAACATCATGAAGAAATAGATCGATTAAATACGAAAGCAGCTAAATTCAATTTAAAATCATTTTTGGACTTTGATAAGACTAGAAAATGGTTTACACAATTTTTGAAAGAAAATAGATTATTATCGGTTGAAACAAAAACACAAGCAAAACAACAAGAACAAATAACTAGTGCTATAAAAAACAATCTTACTTATAGCCGTAGTATTTCTAATCAAAGCGAAAATCAAACTCCGATTGTTGAAAATGTTGCTGCTGCTTGGTGTAGTGTTAATAATGCTATGCATGGTGTTATAGATGGCGGAGTTATGCAAAGTGCCACTGGTGAAAGAGTTGCTGCTGCTTGGCATGGAGTTTCACAAGGTATTGTTGGCGCTATTGTTGGTTTTGCCGAAATGCTAATAGGTATACAAGCACTTAAAGTAGCTTTTTCTGGTTTTATAGATGAAGAAATTAGATTTAGTACTGCAAATTATCGTTTATATGGTTCACAAGGTGATATAATAAAGCAAGTCAATAAAACAACAGTCGCTTATGGGTTAATGCGTAAACAGGTATTAGAAGCATATGTTGCATTGGGTGGTGTTGTTCGCGCATATAGAGGAGAGCTAGAAGGATTGGTTGTTACGAATGTTCAGTTTTCACTAATTCTTGGTACAAATCAAAAGGATTTAGGTTTATGGCAAATGGCTATGAGAGGTGTTGGTTTTGGTGTAAGAGAATCAGAATCTATATTAATACGTTATGCTCTAATAATGCGTAATCTTGGTATGTCAGCAGCGCAACTATCGAAGATTTTAAACTCACAGGCACAATCAGCAGTATCTATGGTATCAGTATATGGCACAGAAGGTACTAAAGATTTAAATGAATTTATTAACTTGATTACTGCTATGGGAAACAAAGCAAAGATGTCTGAAGAGCAGACAACTGCAATGGCTGAAGGTATGCGAAATGCGTTTAATGATGTTAATATCCAGCCGATAATAGCTAGTATGAGTGAATTATCAGACATAGAACTAGATAGCATAGATAAAGAACTTCAAGCAGCAGCAAAACAAAGAAGTGGTTTTAATGCTGCCGTTAAATCAATGTATGCAATATATGGTGATGGATCAAAAATTTCTGCCTTTCAGACAGCAGCATTCACTAAACAAGCCGCATTATATGGTCAATCTTATGATGCAATGGTAGGACATTTGAAAATATTTGCGAAGACATCGACAGAAAGTGGTAATGCTTATATTAAAACTAATGATGACATCATAAAATCGAATAAAAAACTTAGAGATTCAATATTAAACGGTGCGGATGAAGGAGCTAAAAAAGCCTTATTATTAAAAGAATCAATGGATAGTCTTGCTCGTCATTTTGAAGCTTCGTTAGGTGAGATGTCATCTGCTCTTAGTGATTTAATGGTTGCATTAAAACCAGCTATGGTATTTTTTATTGATTATATTATTTATCCAATTATATGGGCTATTAAGAAATTGGTACAATTGATAACATTAGATTTTGCATCAGCATTTAGCACAGCAAGTAATGCAGTCGATAAAACAGTTGAATCTTTAAAACCAGTATTATCATGGTCACAAATAATTGGTGGTGCCTTGACATCATTAATAATCGCTGCAGGAATTTTTTCAGCATTTTGGTTCGGTTTTACACCCATGCTTGGATTATGGCAAGCTTTTTGGGCAGCAGTATCATCAGTAAAATTGTTATCTCTTGCTATTGCTGCTATAGCTGTTGGTGGTGCTTTTTTATTGGTAGCTAATGCATTTAAAATATTAGCTGATCTTGGGTGGAGTATTGTTGGTCCTTTAGTTGCAACTGTTGTGGTGATTGGATTGTTAACTTATGCATTACCACCATTAACTGCTGCATTAGTAACTCTAGGGACAGTTGGATGGGCTGGTATTGTTGCTATGTTAGCATTATCAGTGGCTTTTACTATTGTGGCTTTTGCTGTGTTGGTTTTATCTTGGGCATTTAATAATATTACAGAAAGTTTAGTGTCGTTATATGAAACTACTGGTGGCGCTTGGGGGTTGATCGGGCTTGGTGCTGCACTTATAGTATTTGGTATTGAGCTTGGAGTAGCAGCAGCAACTATAGGGATTGGTTCTAGCCTACTAGCTATAGCTTGTATTCCATTATTAATTGCTATGGGTGCATTAGCGGTTGCTATGCTTGTTGTTGATGGTGCTACCGATACAATTGATAAGCTTGGAGATGGTAGATTACAAAGATTTGGAGATGCATTAGTTTCTCTAGCACCTGGCATTGGGCTATTTATTGCGGCAATGGGTACAGGATTTAAATTTTCATTAGCAATGGGAGCAATAGCTCGAAGCATATTTTTATTAGATCCGGTTCGCATATATTACACTGCTATTTCATTACAAATGCTAGGTGACGCATTAGAGAAGATATCAAAATTCAATATTGATAATTTGTCGAATATTGGAGGATCGATATTATTATTTACTAATCAGTTAGTTGATATATTTGATGCATTAACACTTGCTGTTGATAGAGCAATTATTAGTATAATAGCCGGATTTTTTGGTATTACTTTTGTTGCATGGCAATTAGAAGCTCAAATGATTGGTGCATTTATTAGTCTTTTAACAGTTATCCCAGTTATTACGAACATTACAGATGCTATAGCCTATGCTATAGAGTCTGGTCAAGAAAAAATTAAAAGCCAAATTGATGCACTTAGTACTTCGTTCTTAGCATTGCAATCGATATCTAATAGATTAGGTGTCACTACAAATATTAAAGAACAAGACAAAAAGAAAGTAATGGCAGAGACCATTTCTACAATACAATTAAAAACTGAAACATCTGGTAGTTCTGATACTAGATGGAAACAGGAAGAAGAGCAAGTAAAACAAA